TGATAACTGGAGAAACCGCATTACGATATGGAATTACACCTACACCAATCACAAGCCAAAGTAGCACTTGACACGCATCGTTTCCGTGTGCTTTGTTGCGGAAGACGCTGGGGTAAGACAACACTTGCTATTGACCAAATGAAAGGCAGAGCGGCCATTCCTAATTCACGAATTGCGTATATAGCACCAACCTATCAGCAAGCGCGAGACATTGCGTGGAGTCCACTGAAGAAAGATTGCCGAGAAGCGTCAAACAACATAAACGAATCGCGGCTTGAAATAACTCTGGTCAATGGCTCACAGATAATTTTACGAGGATGGGAAAGCATTGAAACGCTCCGAGGACAGCAGTTTGATTTAATTGTGATAGATGAAATTGCGATGATGCGAAACTTCTGGATAAACTGGCAAGAAGTTATCCGCCCGACACTTACCGATACAAAAGGCGAGGGGATGTTTATCTCAACGCCAAAAGGATTCAACCACTTCTACGACTTATTCGGAATGGAAGCGAAAGACACTGACTATAAATCATTTCATTTCACTAGTTACGACAATCCTTTTCTTCCAGTTGGAGAATTAGACAAGACAAAAGTTGAACTCACTGAAGACCGGTTCGCCCAAGAAATTATGGCTGACTTCCGTAAGACCGAAGGACTGGTCTATAAAGAGTTTGATAGAGAACAACATATTTATTCCGATGCCGATGTAGAGGCAGACCCGATAAATAGAATTAAACTATTCGGTGGTGTTGACTTCGGCTTTACCAATCCCTGCGCGGTGCTTTCAATAGAGAAAGACAACGATGTGCGATATTTCATTACAAGCGAATGGTATAAAACACAACAGACAGATGCTCAAATTGCTGATTATGTCGCCGCACTCAAATGGAATGAGTGCTACCCAGACCCCGAAAGCGCAAGCGGAATAGAAGAATTGAAGCGCAGAGGAATAAATGTGCGCGAAGTAATAAAGAACAAAGACAGCATACGAAACGGAATCAACACCATACGAGAACTCTTCAAATCAAACCGGCTCTACATTCACGAATCGTGTCAAAACCTTATATGGGAACTAGAAACATATTCATACCCTGATAGGAAGTCAATGCACAACGAAGATGAGAATCCGATTAAAGAGAATGACCACGCTTGTTTTATTGCTGGAACAAATGCAGATGGATACGATATTGAGAAAGTCGGAGTACAAACTGGAGTTAAAGATGTGTACGAATATGAGATAGGCGGGGAGAAAATAACAGCAACAGTGAATCATCCAGTTTATACACATAGAGGACTTGTAAATATGGATGCTTTGCGGTATGATGATGTTATATGGAAAAACAAAGCATCATTTATGCAGGTATCAGGTGGACAAGATATCCAAACAGTCCTTCAAGGACTCAAAGGGTTTATTTTCTCAGTACCAAAGCGTTTGATGGAGGCAAGAGAAAGAGATTACATAGATTTATATGGGAAGAAACAAACGGAATTATTCCAAATGGATACTGTATTCATCATATTGACGGCGATACCAACAATAATTCATTGGATAATCTTGCTTGTATTCTCGGCGGTAAACACATTAAGGATCATTGGACTAAAGAAAATAGGAAAAGGGCTAGAACATGGAAAAATATCCAAAATGCTGTTGCATCGGCTTCCGAGTGGTCAAAAACTACAATTGGTCAACAGAGGAGACGCGAGATTGGAAAATCCTGTACACACTTTTTACTTGAAAGAAAACCAATTACAAGAGAGTGCGATTTATGTGGAAAAGAATATACAACAAAAGGGAATGGGCGAGATAGATTCTGCCATGTCAATTGCCGTGCAAAAGCACTTCGTTGGTCGCGTACCCGTTTACAATCTGAAAACGAAAAGTGGTATGTACCTCGCAAACGGATTATTGGTAAGTAATTGTGATGCCGCCAGATATGCCCTTTCAATGGAACAAACGATAGTATCTTCGGGGAGTGTCGTTATCCACAGACCAGCAGTTGCAGGATTTGCAAGAATGCGAAACTGATTGTGCTATAATCATTGACAATGAAAAAGAAATCTGACATTCAAGCACGACTCACTGTTTATGGAATTGGAGAGATGAATAAGCGAGGGTGGACTAGATTCATTAAATGGATTGAGATGATTTATCAAGAGTTTCATAGTGAAGACAAAGCAATATATAATCAAAAAAGATTCCGCCACACACTATACAAACCATGATTGCCGATATAATCAAAGACAGTTCTCCAACTTCCTCCTATATGCCGAGCAAGGATGTTATTGAATTTAGTTCAGTAGTGAAAAAAGATTACGCTACTGGTCATCAGATACTCAATAAAAGTTGGAACGAATTAAACGAGAGTTCAATCATAGACGATATGAATCGCGGGCGCAGAATGTTCAATGCGTTCGTGGATGAATCGTTTGAAAATCCCTCCGATGCGTGGAAGTGGCGAGGAACGCGCTCAATGGCTCGGAACAAAGGAATCGCTATGCACGCGAACCTTACAGCAGGTTATATGCTCCCTAGTTTCCAAGCACAGAATGACGATGATGAGATAGACCGAGGTGTGTCAGAGTTTATGACCGACCTCGTGGAATGGATGGCGCAAGACGAGAACTCTAACTACAAAGAAAACTTTCTATCCCTTGTATTCGCAATGGAAACCGACCCTGTTGTCTATCTCGGAGCGGAGTATCAGAAAGTAATGCAAGAGATAAAGATAAAAGAAGAGTCGGGGAAATACACGAAGAAAGAAATACTGGATGAAGTTCTTTCAGGTTTCAAAGCTCCTATCTATACCGCCGACCAAGTGCTTATCAGCAACGCATTTGAAAGGAATATCCAAAAGCATCGTTTTAATATCACGCGGAAATGGATTGAATACCAAGAAGCTGAAGCGAAATACGGGAAGCACGAGAACTGGAATTATGTCGGCGCAGGACAACAAACGGTCTATAACGAAGACGACGGACTATTTTATGAAATCAAAGACGACGAGCATCCGTTCCTCGTAGAAGAGGTAACCTACAAAAATCGTAGAGAAGATTGTGAGGTGTGTTTTCTCGGAGGTATTTATATGGGTAATACGAATGTGGACAACAACCCTATCAAGCACAGGGATAACTTTGGTGCACCACGATACAACATTCAACAGTTCGGTTTCTATCCTATTGGTTCGCATTTCTTTTTCTACAAGTCAATGATGAACGCGATGCGTTGGGATAATGCGCTGTATGACGCTTCAACTGAAATCATCGCTAACAGGGCAATTCTTGATGCAGAGATGCCTATCGCCGTGTCGGGTTCGGACAAGATAGACGGGGATATTATTTACCCGAATGCAGTGGTGGCGTTCGCGGATAAAGACACAAAGGTTTCCCCACTGATGCCTCCTTCAAACCTCAACCCTCTTATCGCTTCGCTCAATATGACCGCAGAGAGTATGTCTGAAGGCACTGTATCTGAAACAATCGCGGGGCAACTACCAGCCGCCTCGCAGAAAGCGTTTACCGTTGCTCAAGCACAAGCCAACTCAAAGAAGATAATCGGCGGTGTAGCGAAAGGACTCGCGGCTTCGGTAGCGCGATATGGACTTCTGATGGGAGATATTGCAATCAACAACCTCTCTATTCCGCAAGTAGATGACATTGTGGGAGAGCATACGAAACTCAAATACAAGAAGTTTATGCTCCAAAACAAAGAAGTCGGCGGACAGAGAATGCCGAAGCAACTGATGTTCAGCGAGGAACTTATCGGCGCGGAAATGACCGAGGACGAGATGCGAATGGCGAATCTTGACCTCTACGGAGAATCCGAAAAGAACAAAATGGCGATACTGAAAGCAAATCCCGAACTCTTCGCCAAGATGAAATACTTTGCTCGTGCTGATTATAAAGAAGTATTCCAGCAGAGCGACGAAACGATGCAAGCTCTACTTATGGCTCTTGAATCGCAATTCAGACAGAATCCGTTTGTTGACCAAGAAGCATTGGTACGCGAGACGTTCCACTCATTCTTCCACAGCAAGGCGGATAAGTTTATTCAGAAACCGCAACCGCAAGGTATACCGAGTCCGATGGGCGGTGATGGATTTGGAGCGCAGGTAAAACAGAAGGCACTTGCTCCAGCCATTGGCGCGGCAGGGGCTATGGGGTGATATACTTATGAGAACTAACAAATAACATTATGAATGAATTCACACAGGTAGACGGTTTTGTTCTTCAGAACTCAGACAAGATAGAGCGCGTTATTAACGGTGATATGGGGCGTGACGGCGGTATGACTGGTGGTATTGGCGAAAAGGAAGCACGAGAGAATCCTACTCTCCTCCTCGCTCGCTACGACAAACTCGCAGGGTTTATCACTAAGGACGGCGTGAAGATAAAGACCGGCTCATTCTGGGACTTCAAGAAGAAATGTCCGAGAGAGGAACCGGAAGTGATGTATATCTTTCGTGTCGGTGGTGAATCGGTTGAAGTAGACGACCCGAGGAACCTCGCGGCGGCTATCTCAACAGTTCAGAAGGTCGTTGCAGAGAAAGAAGAGAGGGTGAAAGAAAAGAAAGCGAAGAGCAAGTTCAAGAAGTAAACTATGCGCGAGTTCTTTCAAAGAATCTTTATCCGCTTCCTTGTCAAAAATGTATTCCACACGCTGACGAAGGACGACTTCCTCGTTATCAAGAAAGATAAATGGGAATGGAAAGGTAAAGAGTTGGACGCGAATATGATAGGCACTCTCAAATCGCAAGCCAAAGCATTTCAAGAGTCCACACTTTGGAAGGTTCTCAAATCGGAATTACAGTGGGTTTCTACAAAGACACTCTTGGAGAAAGGAACGAGTGCATCAGACCTAAGGACAGCTCAGTTGACAGGATATTTAACTGTTATAATAGATTCCAAGTTGAAACAAATGAGTGAATGAAGTTTAAGTCCACTATGACGGTAAACTGGATGCCCTTAAAAGCTTACAAATAAATGACCACTGGGAAAGACCAGATGT